CCGCCATATGATGCCAGGAGAGGGCGGGTACCGCCGTCCCCCATTGCGCGGAGAAGAGCGTGCCGGCGTCGTTGCGGACGGCAAACCGCGGGAGGTTGCCGCCCGAGAGGTCCAGGCGCCGCAGACCCGCCGAGGTCCCGTTGCGTACGCCGATAAGGTCGTACTGCGCCGCAGTTACGGCGTCGGGCCGCACCCAGCACTCGTAGGTTAACGGGCCGGCGGGTTGGACGAACGGCGCGGTGGTCGAGGCGTAAGCCGCACCGCCGAAGTAGAGTGCGGACGGCGTAAAGAGATTGGCCTGTAAGGGCTTGGCGAGGAGCTGTTGCAGATCGGCCAATTGCACGTTGATGTACTGTGAGTCCCAGGTGAGACCCGCCGCGGTGCCGTGGAAGATCGTCGAGAAAAGCGCGTAAGGATCGCCCGGCGAGCCTAGGAGTACGCGGATCTCGCACCCCGCCCAGGAGTAAGCCGTAAGCGCGTCGAGCGAGCCATCGTTGTTGATGATCTGGACGTCGCCGTAGCCGGGCGCCGACCGCGCGGAGAACGTGCCGGACCAGAGCGTAAACTGGCAGTTATAAGGCGAGCGCAGGGCCGGGATGAAGAGCTGATTCGCGGGCGTGTCCGTAGGCTCGGTCTGGTACTCGCCGTTGGCGAGGTAGACGGTGACGGGCGTGCGGGTAACCGGATTCCAGGGGGTAGCCACGAGGAGGTATACGCGCGGCAGGAGCGGATCGGCGAGAAGCCCCCGAAGAGGAGACTCGACGGAGAGGTCCCACGCGGCGGGAAGATCACCGATCGCGTACTCGCCGGTTGCGGTTATGCCGAGGATCATAAACGCCCGGGCCGACTAGGCCGCCCTCTCCAAGTAGTTGGCGATGCGAGAGAGCTTGCCCTGCTGCTCGGTGACCGTAAGACGTAATTGCCGCACCTCGGCGGTAAGGTCCGAGAGGTCTTGGTGGTTGCGGTTGGACCCCGCCTGCACCGAGAGCACGACCGGCGAGAGGTCAAGCGTCGCCACCGCGGCCGACGAGGACGAGGCGCCTGCGCCGGGTGGGTAGGTGTAGGCCAAGCCTAAACCAGAGCCCGAGCCCGAACCACCGCCAAACGCCCCCACCGTCACGTTAGTGCCCGGAACGCCGTACGTCCCACTCCCGATCAGCCGGTCGAGCAAGTCCTGCACCAGCCGGAAGTCCGCACCGTAGCCCAAGTCGCTGGGGTTGACCGACCGCGAGATCTTGAGGAAGGTATCCGCCAACCCCGAGAAGTTATTACGTGCGTCGATGTTGCCGGCGAGGCCCTTGGCGAAGTCGGCCTGCAACTGCGCCAGAGCCTCGTCCCGCTGCTGAGAGGGGGTTAGCGGCGACACGCTCGGGTTGGTGAGGAGCGACTTCTGGTAGTCGACCAACTTCTGCGTCGACTGCGCGAAGGCGTCTGCCGCCTGCTGGAGGAGGTTGGCGGCGTTCTCCTGCTGTTGCGCGGCGAGGGAGAGGACGGTTGCGGGATCAGTGAAGTCGGTGCCGCCGCCGGAGAGGAATTGGTTGGGTCCTGCCGCCTTGAACTTGTCGAGCGCCGCCTTGATCTCAGGGATGAAGTCGGCGACGAGGCCGTACATCGTAACGGCCGCTTCTAACTCCGCCTCGCGGATCTGCAACTCCGCCAGCGTAAGGTCGAACTTGAGCTTGGCTGCGGCCTTGTCGTCGTGAAGGTAGCCGTAGAGGTCCGAGAGGAGGGAGGTCGCCGCGGTGTTATACGCCGACTGCTCCTGGGCCTTGGCCGCGGCGGTGATCTTGCCGGCCGCCGCGTAGAACTCGTCGGCGGAGAGGGTACCGGCCTGCGCCAGAGCGCCCAGCGCCTCGCGCAGCTTATCGCTTTGGTTGGCAATGCCGGCCAACTGTCCCGCCAGCCCCTGGTTTGCGAGCGTGTTGGCGAAATCCTCAATCGATTGCAGCACTCCGGCCTTGATCGCCTCGACCTGCGCGGCCTCTGCCGTGCGGATCGCCGCGACCAGCCGGTGCAACTCCGTGGTCGACAACGCCCCTTGCGAGCGCAACTCACGTAGACCGTCGATCAATCCCTGGGCCGAGTCGTGGACGCCGTTGACCTGCGAGACGAGTTGCGGTAGACCCGTGTTGATGAACTGCTGGGCGTTCTTGACTTCCGATTCCCGCGCCGTCTCTTTGAGCTTGTCAATCTCCACCTGCCGGTCGACGTTCAGGCGCGCGATGGCGTCCTTGTTCTTGCCGGCGAGCTTGATCTCGTCGTCGTACTTTTTGTTGACATCGGCGATTTGCTGGCTGAGCTGGGGGAGCTGCGAGCGTTCGAACGCCGCGAAGAAGTCGGCGAGCTGTTGCGCGGGCGACTGGCCCGAGGAGCCTCCGCCGCCGGACACGTGAATCTCGTTCGGATCGATCGGCTTGATGTTGTTGAGCGCGTCGAGGAGTCCCTTCATCGCGTCGAGGTTTCGCTGCATCGCCTCGATTTGCGCCGCGGTGAAGGCTCCAGCCGCGCCTACGACGGCTGCGGTTCCGACCGCAGCCTCGGCGATCGCCTGGCCCGATTCGACCATCACCGCAGCAAACGTCGCCTGCACTTGGATGCCGTCGAGTTGTGCCTCCTGGGCGGTGATCTTGACCTGTAGCTCGGCCTTCTCTAGCGCCAACTGCGCGTTGAACGCCACCGCCTGCTGTTGGCGAAGGGCGAGGTCCTCGGCCGCCGACCGCGTATGCCCGGTAATCGCGTCCCGCTCGTCGGCGAAGGACTGCGCGGCGTTCGCGAGCGCGTTGGCAAGGTCGTGACTGAACTGATCGGCGGAGGTACCGGCGGAGGCTAGTGTCGCCGTAATCCGCTCGAAGGACTTCTCGGTATCGGCCAATTGCTGCGCGAAGTACTGCGCGGAGTTGGCGTTGCGGAAATCCGCCTCCTGGATCTGCGCGGGGAGTCCGGCCAGTTCCTGAAGGAGGGCGTCGAGCAGCGCCTTGAGCGAGGCGATCGAGGCGTCGGTACCGGTGCGCAACGTTGGGGGGCCGCTGCTGATGGAAGGCCCGCCGCCGTCGAAGTTGCCGCCGCCTTGGTTCCGCGCGCCGCCGTTGGGACCGGTGGGGCCTTCGCTGTTGTTGTAGTTGCGAAGGCCACCGGGGGAGTCGGAACCGGGCAGGGACGCAGCGGCCTTGAACGCTTGCAGGGTATCGAGGGTTACGCCCAGCGCGGCGAGCTTGGCCTTCGTCTCCTCGACCTGCGCTTGGATCGCCAACCGCCGCGCGGCGATCTCCGCGTTGAACGCCGTACGCTGCTCCTCGAAGACCTCGTAGGCGGATTTCTGCTGGCCGGTGATCGAATCGCGGAGGTCGGTATACGCGGCCGAAGCGTGCTTCAGGTCCTCGGCGAGCAAGACAAGGAACCCCGGCGAGCCGTAGGACCCGTAGAGCTTTTCCTGCACGGCGATCTGGTCGGTGAGCGCCGCACCGATCGCCCGGAAGTCGGTCACGATCTTGGGGGTGTTCTGTCCGAGACCATCGGCGAGCGTCTTGAGCGCCGCAGTCAGGTCGTCGGTGGAGGCGAAATCGTGATTCGCCAGAAGATCGGTGATCGCCGCGGAGATCGGTCCGGCGAACTTGGCGTTCTTGATCGCGATGGAGAACGCCGTGCCAATCGCCTGCGACATGTAGTCGAATTCGCCGATGAACGTGTCGCCGACGTAGGCACGGAACTTATGGCCGGACTGCTGGACCTTAACCCCGATGGTGTCGAGGTCAGTGATCGTGGTACCGGCAAGCGCCTCGAACTGCTTGACAAAATCGTGGATGGCGTTGATGATCGAGGTTTCGCCGATTTCGATGTCGCGTCCGCCCGAGACGCCGTAGGTGCCAGGGTAGCCGAAGGAGTTGCGCGCGCGGGAGTTGAGGATATCCGTCCCGACGAGGTAGGCTGCGACGAAAGCGCCCACAACCGCAAGGGTGCCGGCACTGACTCCGGCAGCGCCGCTCGTACCGCCGCTAGCCGCTCCGCCGAGGGCTCCGGCGCCGTCCGAGACAGACTTAGCGCCAAGGGCCGAGGTGTTAGCTGCAAGTGCCGCAGTGTTGGCTGCGGTGGCAGAGGTGTTTGCCACTTCGGCTGAGACCGTAGAACCAATGGCCGAGCCTAATCCGCCCAGCCCTGAGAGGATGGTCGATACCCCCTCACGGAGCGTCTGGATTTCTTGGAGGATCTGCACGAACCGTAGGAGCTTGGTGAAGACGCCGCCGAACTCCTGCGAAAGCACCCCGAAGACCGAAGCGTAGGCCGAGAGTTGCGTGTTGATATAGGCGTTGTTAAGGTTTTGCAGAGACTTAAGTCCCGCAGCCCACGAGATGCTGATCTCTTTGTTGGAGTTGTTGACGAGTCGTAGAATCTCGTCTCTCTGCTCCTCGTAGAGAGTAGTGAGCGACTTGTCAGCACCGCGGTACTTCGCTGCGGCTTGGGCGTCGACGATCGTCGCGAGAGAGGCTTTGACCCGCGCGACATAATCCGCGAAGTACGAGTCGTTTTGCTCTGCGAGGAGCTGGAGCTGGTGCCGACCTTCCTCCACCGAGCCCGCACCCGCCTGCCGCAAGAGGTCCAGGAACCGCCCTTCGATATCCTGGAGCCGCGCGGACAGACCCGAGTCGATCTGCGAGACCTCGACCTGAAACTTCGCCTCAAGATCAATGCCGGTCACCGTCCGCTGCGTCTCTGCAAGCCGCTTGGTATCGGCCTCGGCACGGCGCAGGAAGTCGAGATACGCGGCTTGGTCGGGCGCCAGACGCGCGTATCGATCATGCTCCGCGGCGAGAGTTAGGGCCAGCTCGCGGGTGGCGTTGGTGTTGCCTGCAGCAGCGTCGGCTAGCTCTGCGTAGGCTTGTCGTACCCGCTCGGTGAGCGCGCGCTCCTGGGCCGCGCCTGCCACAACGAGATCCGTCGCCTGTCGCAAGCGGATCTTAGCCGCCGCTTGATCCTCGGCGACCTTGACGTCGGCGGCGAAGGTGGAGCGGGCCTGCGTCACCGCGGCGCTGACCGCCGCTGTTTCCTTGGCGTATTCGGCCTGCCCGATCTTGCCTTGCTGGAGCTTGGCGTCTAGCTCTCGCTGCACGTTGGTTAAGTGCTCGATTTCGGTGCGCTGAAGCTTTAGGGTCTCGGTGCGGGCATTGGCAACCGCCGCTGCTACCTCCTGCGCTTGCTTTTCGGCGGCGTAGGCTTCGAGGCCGTTCTTGGCCGCGGCGTAAAGCGCGTTCTGCGCGGCGAGGTCTAAAGCGGCCTTGTCGCGCGCGTCGGATACCCGATCGGTGTATTCGCGGACGGCCTTCGCCAGTTGGTCTAGTACGTCCTTGTGCGCTTTCTGCTTCGCCGAGACTTGATCGATGGCCGAGCCTAGGTGCTGGTGCGCCGTGTCGTCGGCGACGAGCGCTTGCTTGTGCTTGGCGTAATTATCCTCCAGCACGACGATCGCGCGCACCTGCTGGTCGGCCGCAGCGGACATCCGTGCCGCTTGTGCTCCTAGGTAGCCCGCAGCTTGAGCTTGCGCCTGCCGGATACCATCCGCGGCTTGCTTGAAGACGGCACCGACCTGGGGAATATGCGCCAAACCATCGTAGAGAAACGCAAAGAGCCCTAACAAGCCGTCGACGAAGACCTTGGCGCCTTGGGCAATGGCCGCAAAGGTCAGCTCAAACTCGGCGATGAAGTAATGCAGATCGACCGCAGCCGTCTTAACCTCATAGCGCACGACCTCGCCGATGGTGTGGCCAGCGGCGGAGGCGGCAGCGCGCAGCACCTCCCAACCGCCCGTTGACTGCACGAGGCCATGGGTGAAATCTTCGAGAACCGGGATCACCTCGGAGGCAAGCCCCTTTTGCAGCTCGCCGAGCACGGTTTTAGCGAGGTTGGCCTGCCGTGGCAGAGTGCCGGCGAGCTGTTCAGCGGTGCCGCCGATCTTCTGGGCAAGAATATCGAAGACCGCGGCTTGATACTCGGCGACGCGGCCGGTTTCCACAAGCGCGGTGAGCGTGTCGCGCTGGCCCTTGGTCAGGACCACCCCGATATCCGCAAACGAGCGCAGGGAGCGAGTGTTGCCCTCCAGTAACTTGCCGGTGAGAGTGAATGCCTCGTTGACCGGCTTGCCGGTGGCAGCAAGGTCCAGCGCGGCGCGAGTGGCTCGCGGAAACGCCTCGCGCCCGATCTTGTCGAACCGCGAGAGGATCAACTCGCCGCCGAGGATTACGTCGTCGTCCTGGGCGGCGACCGCGACCAACGACTCGGCCAATTCCTGCATACCTCGCGCGGAGAGGCCCGAGGCGCTTCCGTTGGTGCGAAGGGATTGGTTGAGTTTCTCGATCGTCTCCTGGGCACGAAGGCCCTCGGCGATCGATTCCTTGAGAAAGTCGACGAGCGCTTCGATGCCTTTCCAGGCGATGCCGACAGCGGCTACGGCGGCGGCAACGGCGAGCAGAGCCGGCGCGAGCGGACCCAGCGATTCGACTAACTCCAAAATGCCGCCGGCCTTTTCGCCTAGGAGCCCGATCTTTTCGGCGGCTTCGGCGT